AATTAGAAAAACAATTCTCTGCAAGACAAACCGAAGAACCTGCAAAAGAAGAAACTAAAGACCTTAGTATTCCTAAAGAGGAAGCTACTGAAAAAAGTGATAGTTTTAGCATAGACAAGTATCAAGATGAATATGCAGAAAAAGGTGAACTAAGTCAAAAGAGTTATAATGATTTAGCTAAACAAGGTTTAAGTAAAGATTTAGTTGATGGTTATATTGCAGGTCAAAAATCTATAGCTGATAGCCAAACTTCACAAGTACAAGAAGTAGCAGGTGGGCAACAGCAATATGGAGAACTTATTGCATGGGCAGGTGAAAACTTGTCTGAAGCAGAGCAAAAATCTTTTAATGATTTAACTGAGACTGGAAGTATTGACCAAATTAAAATGGCAGTACAAGGTTTAATGACTAGAGCAGGAATGACAAAAACTTCAGTACAACAAGAAATGGTACAAGGTGATGTCAATAATGTATCTGTGGAACAATTTAATTCAGTACAACAAGTGACTGATGCAATGAATGACCCAAGATATGAAAAAGACCCTGTCTATAGAAAAGAAGTTGAAAGGAAACTTGCGAATAGTTCAGTGTTTTAATGGCTAGAAATTACAGAAAAGAATATGACAATTATCATTCTTCTACTAAACAAAAGAAGAACAGAGCATCTAGAAATTTAGCTAGAAGAATGATGAAGAAAAGAGTTGGCATCAAAGGTAAAGATGTTCACCATAAAGATGGCAACCCAAGAAACAATTCTAGAAGTAATTTAGCTATAACATCTAAAAAATATAACAGGAGTAGAAACTAATGGCATGGCTTAATCTATTAGGAATGGCAGTAAAGACAGGTGCTAAACTTTATTCTGATAAACAAAAAACAAAAGAAGCAATGTCTAGTGCAAGACTTCTTCAAGCTGAAAGAATGGCTAAAGGAGAAATAGAATATACAGGAAAAATTCTTGAAAGTCATAAAAACGATTTTAAAGATGAATTTGTTTTAATATTAATTTCTATACCTATAATTTTACTGGCATGGTCAGTATTTAGTGATGACCCAGAAATTCACAGAAAAGTAGAATTATTTTTTGAACATTTCAATAATTTACCTTTCTGGTTTCAAGCATTATGGGTTTCAGTATGTGGTGCTATATTTGGAATAAAAGCTACTGATTTAATAAAACGAAAGTAAGTGGCAAAGAAGAAAAATAATTTACTTTCTAAAGAAGAACACGAAACAAGAAGTAGATTTAAAAAGACAAGTATTTCTAAAAATCCTGCAAGAATTAAATGGTCTTCAATGAATAAGAGTAAAAGGAGACAACATAAAAAATGAATTATGTCCTTAGTTTAATTTTATGTTCTAATGTAGCAGGTCAATGTCTACCACCATATAGATACCCAGATTTATTTGTTGATGGTTATTCTTGTATGATTGCAGGAAATAATGAAAGTATTCTTAAACTAGAAGAAATAGGACATGAAGAAGTAAATAAAAACGAAATATTTATTAAGTTTGTTTGTACGAAAGAACAAAAAGAAGAAAAAAATACATAATATCACCATCTCTTGTAAGAGAGGTGACTTATTAAAATTCAGATGATTGCCTGTCACGACAGATAACTCTCTAAATTGGAAAGTAGATAAGGTTAAACTCAACAATAACAATAACAAAAAAGGGAGACATAAAAATGTCAAACGCAACACCAAGTAGACTGGGTCTAGTCAATGCGACTGGAACTGGCTATAACGACCTCTTTTTAAAATTGTACTCAGGTGAGGTTCTTGCTAGCTTTCAAAGAGAAAATAAAATGCTAGGAATGACTAATGTGAGAACAATAGCAAATGGAAAGAGTGCATCATTCCCTGTCACAGGTACGACTACAGCAGGATACCATACAGCAGGTAATGAAATAACTGGAGACGCAATCAAACACAATGAGAAAATTGTTCATGTAGATGATATGCTTCTTTCAAGCTCATTTGTAGCAGAAATAGACGAGTTGAAAAATCATTACGATATTAGACAAATCTATGCTAGAGAAATGGGACAAGCATTAGCGAAAACTGTAGACCAAAACTTAGTTCAGTTAGCTGTAATAGGTGCAAACGCATCTGCTACAATAACTGGTGGTAATGGTGGAGATGTAATCACTGATGCAGACGCAAACACAAATGCAACATCTTTAATCGCATCTTTATTTGAAGGTATTCAAAAATTAGATGAGAAAGATGTACCTTCAACAGACCGATTTATCGTGGTCTCACCTGATATTTATTATCAGTTAGCGAACAACGATAAACTTTTATCAAGAGACTTTTCTTCTATGAATGGTGATTTTGGTAGAGGAACTGTTGTGTCTGTAGGTGGAGTTCCAGTAATTAAATCTAACACTTGTGTTAGTGCTTTTGCTGACAACTCATCTGCTGTTTCAGGAACTAACAATACATACAATATAGATGCTTCTAATTATGTAGCTGTAATGTTCCACAAATCAGCAATCGGTACAGTTAAGTTGAAAGACTTAGTAGTTGAAACTACTTATGATGCTAGAAGATTAGGTACTCTAATCACTGGTAGAATGGCAGTTGGCTCTAATGTTCTTAGACCAGAAAGCTGTATTGCAGTTAAAACTTCGTAATAATTAATTTTATTACTTGTGTACTGGCGAGGGTAAAACTTCGCCAGTGCTTTAAATTATAAGGAGAAATTATTATGTGTTGGTTCTGTAAATTAAGAAAATGGACACAAAAGAAATTAAAAGAATTTTGGGATAGCTTTTTACCATAATGACAATACAAACTAGGACTACCGAGTTAGAAGCAGTAAATACAATACTTTCTACAATCGGTGAAAGTCCATTGAACACATTAAGTGGTTCATTGCCTGTTGATGGTACAATGGCAAAAAATGTTTTAAATGAAATTAATAGAGAAGTGCAATCAATGGGTTGGCACTTTAATACTCACCATAAAGCAACATTAAGTAAAGATACTAATGGTAAAGTTCCATTAGCTACTAATGTATTAAGAGTAGAATTAAACCCTAACAGATTTTCTAAATCAGATTTTGATATAGTACAAAGAGATAATTATTTATACAACTTAGCAAAAAATACAGATGTATTTACACAAGACTTTGATGAAGTCACACTTATATACTTATTAGATTTTGCAGATATACCTGAACAAGCTAAAAGATATATAACTGTAAGAAGTGCAAGAGTATTCCATGACAGAACTCTTGGTGCTAATACTTTACATAAATTTTCACAGGAAGATGAACAAAAATCATTTGCAGTTTTAAAACAAGCAGAAAGTCAAACTGGTGATTACACTATGTTTGATAGTCCTGAACAAGCATATACAATAAGCAGAAACAAAGCACATTGGTGGTACTAAATGCCATTAGTAAATAGAACTATTCCAAATTTAGTACAGGGAGTTTCGCAACAACCAGAGGTATTAAGATTACCTTCACAAGCAACAACACAAGAGAATGGTTATTCATCAGTAGTAGAAGGATTAAAAAAAAGACCTAATACTTCTCATGTAGCAAAAATATCTACATCAGCTTTAACTAATGCGTATGTTCATGCAATTAATAGAGATAGCACAGAGAGATATATAATAACTATAACTAATGGTGCTATAAAAGTATTTACGACAGCAGGAGTTGAAAAGACAGTTGTTAATCAAACTAATGCTACTAATTATTTAACTACATCAAATGCTAAACAAGATTTTGTAGCAATGACTGTTGCAGACTTTACTTTTATTTTAAATAAAGAAAAGACTACTGCAATGACTAATGCTACTAGTCCTGCAAAAGTAGAACAAGCAGTTTATTCAGTATTACAAGGAGTTGCTGATACAAAATACTCAGTGACAGTTGATGGGACTACATACAATTATACAACAGGTTCAAGTACGACAAGTACAGAAACTATTAGAGATGGTTTATTTAGTGCTGTAGGTTCACCAACAAATATTACATGTACTAAAATTGGAAATTCA